TGACAATGCTGCGATGGGATACACTGCTGCTGAAGGCTTAATCCTTACAGGGCAAGGATCAACTAATGATGTAACTATTAAGAATGACGCTGACGCAGATGTCTTAGAGATACCAACGGGTACAACTAATGTAACTGTGGCAGGGTCTATTACTGGTGGGACCATTATTCTTGCGGCTACCGACACGGATACGTCTAACACGGGAAGTATTACAATTGATTTCTCAGCCCATCAGAACTTTGTTTTAACNCTGACAGGCAGCATAACTTTAGCCAACCCCTCTACAGAAGCCGTAGGTCAGTCTGGTGTGTTTGTATTCATTCAAGATGGCACTGGATCAAGAACACTTAGCCTTGGCACAGATTACGAAAGTCCAGCCGCTGGGGGCATCACGCTCAGTACGGGAGCTAACGCAGTAGACGTTGTGCCTTATTTTGTAAAGGCTTCTGGCTCTATTCAGCTTGGCGCACCTCAGTTGGCGTTCGCATAATGGCTAGTACAGGCTCACAGTGGTTCGCTAATGTTGCTAGTGGTGGTTATGCTGTTGGCAATTCTGCTATGTTTGATAAAGCTAATACAGAATATTTTACTGATACGCCCGGTGCAGGTGACCAACAAAAATGGACAATTTCATTTTGGGTAAAAATGTGCGATTTAACAACTCGTCAAATGTTTTTTGGTCAGGGTGCTTCATACATATCAATAAACGAAAATGCCCAGCCATCAAATAGAATTTATCTATACATTGCTGGTTCGAGTCCTGTTTGGAATTGGGAAACAAACGCTACAGACGGATTATTTCGTGACCCTACTGCGTGGTACAATATTGTAGTTTCCTTTGATTCTACAAATGGAACGGCAGATCATCGATTAAGACTTTACGTCAATGGTGTAGAATTTACTGACTTTCTAAAAAGCAGTACTGGAAACCAAAATTCATCACAAAGCATTGGTGGGTCAAGTGAAATAAGCATTGGTAAAAATCCAGCAAATACCAACAATCCATTTGATGGCTACATGGCAGAAATGGTTTATATTGATGGTACACAACATACACCAACTAGCTTTGGAGAATTTGATGAATATGGTGTTTGGAAACCTATTAATGTATCTGGTTTAACTTTTGGCACAAAGGGTTGGTATTTAAACTTTGCTTCATCTGGCAGTGATCTTGGTGATGATGCTAGTGGTAATGGTTTTGATTTTACAAATAATAATACTGTTACACAGTCAGGTGATTCACCAACTAAAAACTTTGCTACTATTAGTCCAATAGATAAAAACTCTGGTATAGCGTTAGCTAGTGGTAATTTAAACTATACAGCAGCATCAACGTGGACGGCTGCTGGAATTACTCAAGCTCCTACACAAAAAACATATTGGGAATTTAGGCCGACAAGTAATGATTTACAAGTTGGCGTCAATAACGTCCCTTCCGCAGCTAAAGCTGGCACAAGTACATACTATACTGGTTCAGGCGTAGTACTGTGGCAACATAATAGTTATTGGAATGGTGGCAGTAATAGTGGTGGTAAAACAGCTTGGAGCAGTGGAGATGTCTGCGCTGTAGCTTTTGACCCTGCTACTGGAAAAATTTGGTTTGCCGTTAATAACACATGGAATGATAGTGGTAATCCAGCTACAGGTAGCAATGCTAGTCTTACTTTAGCTGAAGGCGTAAGTCCGGGGTATGAGTTTATTGCCGCTGGTGAATCTGGCAGCATGGTATTAAACTTTGGTCAAGATGATACGTTTGGAGGCACAGAAACTTCTCAAGGAAATACAGATGGAAATGGAAATGGGTCTTTTCACTATGAACCACCATCAGGTTTCTTAGCTTTAGCTGCTGTATCTATAGCAGAACCAAGTGTCCCTGATGGCACTGCTCATCATCAAGCTATTCTCTGGTCAGGAAACAGTTCAAGCCAAACAGTTTCTCAAGCAGGTAACAGTGGCTTTACTCCTGATTGGGCAATTATAAAATCAAGAAGTTTTGCAAATGGAGCAAACTCTTTTGATGTGGTTAGAGGTTCAACAAAAGGTCTAGCAACATTTGATACTGGTGCAGAAGACACAAACGCTGATGGCGTTGCTTTTGGAATTGGTAGCGGCAAAGGAACTTTAGGATTTACAGGGGCTGGTGATACAGGTGACATTAACAACTCTGGGCGTACATATGTCGGGTTAACTTGGAAAGCTGGTGGATCAGCCTCTACTAATGAAGTTGGAAGTATAAATAGTAGTGTAAGTGTTAACACTGATTCTGGAATAAGTATTGGAACTTATACAGGTAGTGGTTCAAACGCAACCATAGGTCATGGTCTAGGCATTGTTCCAAGGATGGTTTGGGTAAAAAATCGTGGTGGTAACGGATGGGCAGTTTACTCTGCCATAGCTGGTGAAGATTACTATATGTATTTGGATGCTGAAGGTGCAAGAGTAGATAATTCCTCTTATTGGAATGACACTGCACCTACAAGCACTGTGTTTAATATTGGCACTACCGCTGATGTAAATGCTAGTTCAGGGAACATTGTCTTCTACGCAATGGCAGATGTTGCTGGTTATCAAAAAATAGGAGCTTATACAGGAAACGGCAGTACTGATGGGCCTATGATACACACGGGATTTAAACCTCAGTATGTAATGATAAAATCTACAACCCAAGGCAGTACAAACTGGGAATTTTTCTGTGATGAAATAGAGCCAAACAATGTTGTTGGAGATCAAAATTTCTTTAACATTGCTAATGCTGAATCAGATAATGACCATAAAATGGATTGGTTAGCTACTGGCTTTAAAATAAGAGATTCATCAGGTTCTATAAATACGGGCAGTGGAACTTTTCTATATTGGGCGATTGCTAAATATCCATTTGGTGGAACTTGTCCTGCCCCTGCAAGATAGGAGATAATAATGTTTGTTTTAAATGACACGACGATATTAAACGCTGGAAGTTCTTGGGTTGATTCTGATGGAATACGCCACCCAAGAAACTGGGCGGCAGCATGGTCTGTGGATGAGAAGACTGCACGAGGGATAAAGGAAGTAACTGAACAGGCAAAGCCTGACAGCAATTTTTATTACTCAGGCCAACAAAAAATAGACGGCACTTGGCAGTCTGTCGAAAAGAAATTAGCTGATGAAGAACAGACTTCTGACGATGGTGTTAAAACAACAACTCTAGGATTAAAGTCTATCTGGGTGGCTAATACAAAGGAAACAGCGAACAGTTTGTTAGCTCCTTCTGATTGGCAGGTCATTGCAAAGGCAGAGCGTGAAAGAGCTATTGATTCAAACGTAGTGACTTATCGTGCGGCTGTAATTACCAAGTGTACCGCTATACAAAAATCTATTACTGATTGCTCAGACCTAGATGGTTTCAAGGCATTGTTTGTAACTCCAACAGATTCAGATGGTAACGCAACTGGAAACGCACCTATTTATGATTGGCCGGAGCTTGGTGAATAATGGTTAAAGTAAAAGACGTAGAGTCTAAATTAAAAACACACGAAGCTGTTTGCGCTGAACGATGGAAAGAGACCATTGAGCGCATAAAACGCCTTGAGCTAGTGATGATTACAGGTGCAGGTTCTCTTATCCTTTTGATGGCAGGTATGCTCTGGAAGATATAATAAAAGGAAGCTAAATGCCTTTGTCCAAGATACAGTTNAAACCTGGAGTTAATCGTGAGACTACATCTTACGGTGATGAAAACGGCTGGTTTAACTCTGACTTAATTCGTTTTCGTAAAGGTCGTCCTGAAAAGATGGGTGGTTGGTCTCGCCTAAGTAGCAATACTATAGAGGGGACAGGACGTTCCTTACATGTCTGGGCAGCATTGGACGGATCCAAGTTTATGGGACTTGGCACAGAAGCCAAGTTCTACATAGAAGAAGGTGGCGGCTACAACGACATCACACCTATAAGGTCTACCGTCACTCTTGGATCTAATCCTTTAAAGACAGGATCTGTTGTTTCTGGTGCTACGGTTGTTACCGTAACGGCTCCTGCACACGGTGCGGTAACAGGAGATTACGTTACTTTTAGTGGTGCTACGGCAACGGACGGTATAACCACGGCTCAGTTAAACATTGAGCACGAAGTAACAGTTGTTGACTCTAACAGTTATCTAATCACAACTACAGGTACAGCTTCCTCTGGAGATACTGCTGGCGGTGGTTCTGCAATTATTGCTAACTATCAAATCAACACAGGTCTTAATACGGTTGTAACAGGAACAGGCTTTGGAGCAGGTCTCTGGAGCGGTCAAACAACTGGATATTCCCAGACTACTCTTAACGATAGTGGTGGAATAAACGACAGTGTAACCTCATTTACCTTAACAAGTGCGGCTAACTTTGAAACAGCCGCTACTACAACAGGTGCGGATTTAACAGCCGTTAGTTCTTCTATTACAGTTGCAGACTCTAGTGGGTTTCCAGCCAAAGGTACGCTTCTGATAGGCAGTGAAAAAATACGCTATGGAACAAATGTAAGTAACGTATTTGGTGATTTGACCCGCGCAGATGACGGAACAACAGCGGCTACCTCTTCCAGTGGTGATGCAGTTACTTTTGTCGGACTTATGCTGATAGGCAGTGAGTTAATTCAATACACAGGTAAATCTACTCATACTATTAATGCAGGTGTTGTTCGAGGTGCTCGTGGAACTAGTGCCGCTTCTCATAGTGACGGAGCAGTGGTCAAAGAAGCAAATGACTTTGTAGGGTGGGGGTCATCCTCTAGCACTGCGGCAAACACAGGATCAAACATTCGTTTGTTTAGTCAGGACAACTGGGGTGAAGACTTACTTTTTAATGTTTTTGATGGAACCCCGTACTACTGGGATAAGACACTGGGCCTTGGTTCACGGGCCACGGACCTTGCCTCTCAGCCTAATGCGTCTGATGCTCCTACTATAACCCGAAGAATAATGGTTTCAGGTTCAGATCGGCATGTGGTTTGTTTTGGATGTAATCCGTTAGGTGAAACGGCTCAAGATTTGTTGATGGTTCGCTGGTCTGACCAAGAGAACCCCGCAGATTGGACACCTACCGCTACAAACACGGCTGGCTCTCAACGTATATCTTCTGGATCAGAAATTATATCGGCACAGAAAACCCGTCAGGAAATGCTTATCTGGACGGATACAGCTCTCCATGCCATGCGGTTTACAGGTCCTCCGTTCACTTTTGGTTTCAGTATGTTGGCGAACAACGTGTCAATTCTAGGACCAAACGCCGTAACAACTGTTGGAGACAAGGTTTTCTGGATGGATCGTGAGAACTTCTATGTCTACACAGGTCGTGTTCAGCTTATTCCCTGCACTCTTCTCAGGTATGTGTTTGATGACATTAACCTAGAGCAGAGCTTTAAATGCTTTGCAGCTTCCAACAAGATGTTTGATGAGGTCTTCTGGTTTTACCCTACGGCAGATTCTACGGAAATAGACCGCTACGTTAAGTTCAACTTTACGGAGAACACTTGGGATCTGGGAACTCTGTCAAGAACAGCTTGGGTTGATTATGGTGTTCACGATAATCCTCGAGCCTGTGGAATTGCTAACTCTACAAACTTTGTCTACATTCATGAGACAGGTGACGATGACGATGGCTCTGCCATGACCTCGTTTATTGAGTCTGCTGACTTTGACCTTGGAGATGGTGATCAGTTCATGTTTGTAACCCGTTTAATACCAGACATTGATATTACAAGCACCAGTTCTACCGCCTCGGTGGATTACGTATTGAAGACCCGCAACTTCCCAGGAGATAGCTTGGCTACTAATTCTACCAATGCAGTAACCTCAAGCACCCAACAGGCTTTTCTCAGAAGCCGGTCACGGCAAGCTGCGCTACGCATTGAGAGTTCTACAACAGATATAACGTGGACGCTGGGTGATCTTCGCCTTGATATACGTCCTGATGGAAGGCGATAATGGTTAAATTGCTTGATCACAGTATGCCGATAGCTCCTGATGAGTACGACGCAGATACTTTTGTAAGAATATTGCGTGATCTTGAGATGGCTCTAACAAAGATGGACTTTCCCGCTGTTGTTAGCGGTGAAGATGATGATAACGGAAAGAACTGGTTCTTAGGCTAATGGCTTCTGCATATAAAAACGTAGCAACAGTAGTTGGATCGACAGGAGATGTCACAATTTATACTTGCCCTACTGCAACAGAAGCTATTATTAAGAACTTAAATCTTTATAATAGTCATTCTGGAACTGTGGTAGTATTCTCTAAGATTACGGATAGTTCCGCATCGTCTACTGTTATATTAGAGAAAGCTAGTATAACAACTCTTGCCGATACGTCTCTCACTGGACCTTTTGTCTTAGAATCTGGTGATACGCTGAAATTAAACTGCGATACAGCCTCGAAGATTAATGCCTTCGCCAGCGTTTTGGAGCTTTCTTGATGATAACAGACACTTCCCCTAAGTATTCTGGTGAACCTACAGCAAAGTCGTTGGCTACTGGTTTAGCTACCCTTGGTCGTTACGGTGACGACTACATGGTCCATGCTGCAGAAGGTGAAACTTTTGTTCCCAAAGAGATTCTAGAGGCTAATCCAGAGTTAAAAGAGAACCTGTTTAGACAGATGACGATGATGGGTATTGAGAACCCAAATCGTTACGTTGTTGGTAACGAGCTTAACTCCATCAATCCTGTAACAGGTCAGCCTGAGTTCTTCTTCAAGAAGGTCTTTAGTGCAGTCAAAAAGGTCGCTAAGAAAGTTCTACCTGTAGCGGCTCCTATTATAGGAAATATAATTGCACCGGGTATTGGAGGTATAATAGCTTCAGGGATAACAACAAAGCTGACAGGTGGAACTACGGCTGATGCTTTTAAATCCATGCTTCTTAGTTATGTTGCACAGGGTGCTGCTAGAGGTCTTTCGGATGGATTTAGCCTTGGGCCTGAATCGGTAGGAGGGCAACAATCTTCTTTCCTTACACGTTTAGGAGGTAGTAGCTTTAGCCCAACTGATTTTGGAACGGGATTACAACAAGGGTTTACAGAACCTTTTTCCGCTTTGGGTAATCTTGCTTCTTCAGGTGCTTCTAATCCGTTAGCACAGGGTATCTTTGGTCCTAGAGGTACGGGTACATTATTTAGTGGTCTTGCAAATACTGATTTTGCTAAACAACCTTTTGGCG